CCTGTGAATCAAACTTGTCAATATAATCTGACGGGTCTTTAACACTGCATTCATCTGGTATTTCAATTTGAATGAAGCCTGTGGTTTCAGCAATTTTTGCACCTGCCACTCTTCCTCTGTTCACTTTACTGTCAAAGTCATTGTCGTACATGACAAAAACTTTTTTAAATCTACTTTTTAATTCATTAACAACGCTTTGCTTAGGCTTAACACCCTCGCTCTGTAAAGAACAAGACGTAATTACTTCAGAAGAAAATAAACTTTTAATAACTACAGCGTCTTTTCTACTGCTTGTTATTATCAAGATATTTCCATTTTTAGGTAATTGAGTCCATAACTCCCAAGTCGAATAATCATTGTTGTTGAACCACTTGTTTTCACTGTCTGCGTAAGGCTGATATATCTTGAATGTTTGCTTACCATCTTTCTCTTCTACAAAAGCATAAGCAAGCCCGTTAACCTTTGTACAATGGCCGTTAATAAAGAAATGAGATATTGGAAATATTTTACAATATTCTAACTGAGCCTTGCTCAATGAATACCTATTATTCCAATAATCCTTATCTTTTGACTGCCAAGATCTAATGGTTACCGCAAGTTTTAATCTATCAGATTTGATTTTCTTAATATTTTTTGATAACTTCGCTGTTTTTAATGTTGGAGAAGTACGCAAAGATTGTGGGTACAATTCATAGTCTGTCAAATTAAAGTCTCTTGCAATCTTTAAGAAAGTTTCAGACTTACTACTTAATTTGAATAACCTCATTACAAACAAGAAGCAATCTCCAGTTTCTCCTGTACCAAAATCTTTAAAAAATACTTTACCATACTCTTTACTCATAAATAAACTAAAAGAAGGCTTTGTATCTTCTCTTAATGGACTGTTAATAGCTTTCCTTGGAATCTCACCTAAATACATTTCAAATATCTGCAAATCAGATACATGTTTCAGTATATCTGATGAATTAGGAAGCTTTTTTACTTCTTTACCTTTTCCGAACATAATTTTAGTGTTTAAAGATTAATAAAAAAGAGCTACATTTCTGTAGCTCTTGTTTAATTCACAATTTTAAGCTATCTAGTCTTCAGCAAACCAGTCATTGTTGTCTTTAGCAGTAGCAGACAACTCTGCATCAGGAGCGTTTGTTGCAAACACATCCTTTTGATTGCTGTTGTCAGCAGTAATAACTGTCGGTTCAAGAGAGTGCTCACGTAAAGCTAAGTCTCTTGGTCCAAAATTAACATTACCCAATGCCCCAGCAGCTACAGCTTCATCTAAATCTTTCAAGATATACTTGAATTTAGTAGCTTTTTTACTAGAAATAGTAAATTGACGTAAAGTGTGCTTGTTTAAGGTTGTTTGTACTAATTTACCATCTCCTTTGGTCTTAACACCTAATAACACACCAATTTTATTGTTAGTTCCTGCAACAATATTTCTCAATAATGTAACATCACCAGCAAAAATCTTAGCCCACTCTGGCTTGTCAATTCTAGCATAAGCCTCAGACACATCTGATACTTTGTCTAAATTGAATGGTAAGTTTAACAAATTAACTAAAGATGAAATTAATTCAACTTCGCCTCTTCTAGCAACTTTAACTCCGTCACCATTATACCATTGCATGTTTGCAGGCATAACTTTGCTTTTAACAGCTTCTTCATCTAACCAAGCGTCCTTACCGAAAGAATTGATACACTTTAATTTACCAGTAGAAGACCTGTGGTGCGTGTCAGCAATATAGAACTGTAATTTAGTAGTGATCGAATTGTCTTCGTTAGCTACGAATAAATCCAATCGGATTTGAGGAACCTCTCTGTCTCCATCTGCGTCAGTAACTTTAGTTGTTCCAACATATTCTGGCGTAAAATTCAATTCACGATCATACATTTTCTCCAACTCTTCTTTTGTTGGATTAACTGCCACTACTTTAAAGTTTTCAGCTCCAGTATACAATTTTACTGCTGAACCTTCCTTTACTTCTACTTCTTTACCAAATGCACTCATAATAATAATAATTTATTTGTTGGGAGGTTTTGTAAAGGCAACCTCCCCTAGCCTTATAATTTAATTTTAAATACTATTTACTAACTACTAAACTAATGTTCTTCTTTCCATTATAATAGACTCTACTGGCTTAGAATCTTCCTGTAAATTCTCGGAATCATAAGATTCTACTTGAATTCTTTCAACAGCAAGAGACTCCTCAGGCTCTTCTTTAGCTTCTAATGCTTCTGTAAAAGAAACTACCATTGAGTCTACGCTAGGGATTTCTATTGATGGGTCTGGTTGTTCACATGAATCTAAAGCAACCTCTTCTGCATCATCACTAAGCCCGTCTTCTAATCTGATTAAATCTAAAGAAAAAGCTTCTAAATCTTCAGAAGGAAATTCATTTAAATCAAATTCTAAGTCTTGAGAGTCATCTTCTCCAAAGAAAGAAAATAATTCTTTACACATAAAAGATGTAGTCAATGATTTACCTTTCTCTGAAGTTTCTTCACCGTAAGAAACCTTGTTTTTACTTGTTCTGTAAGTAACCATTTCTCCTCTTGCATCTTCATCAATACTATCTAAGTTTGCAATTAAAACTTGTCTTGTATCTTGAACAGGAGCAAATACAACTTGCTGAACACTACCAGGTTCTAATCCTAATAAAGTAGATGCTGTATTGTTGAATAAAACCCTACGAGATTTCTTAGCCCCCTTTTGACCTTCAACGGTTACAACTGCCCTTCCTTCATACTTCTCCACTGAAACTGTTCTTGCTGATTCAGTTAACTTTTTTGTTCCAAAAATAATGTGCATAATACTTTGTTTTTATTTGTGATTTATAATTAAAATAAGGGGGTTTTCACCCATTTTGCTTTTTAAATTTACTCTCCTTCTTCGTATATTCTTATTGATTCAAGTGCTGCAGCCATGTCGTTGTCAATTACTTGACTACTAAACATTCCTGCTGGACTTTTAGCCATATTAGTTGTATTGTTTTGAGTCATAAATCCGTAATGAACATCATTACCTTTTTTCTCAACAACAGTTTCTAATATAATACTAAACATTCCTTCAGGTTTAACTACATCCTGTACTAATTTACCTCCCGGTACACCAAATACAGTTCTGTCAATGCCGTTAAAACTTTTTACGTCTGTATGAGCCATAACTATTACAGTCAAGTCATCTCTAAGTCCATCAATAGATTTTAATGTCTTATAAACATTGTCACCCATCTCAGTAAACTTAGCGTAACCTACAGTTTTAGCCTTGTCCATAAACTCACCAATCATTGCGTATGTAATTGTGTCAATTACAATAGTTTTAATGTCTAGTCTGTTTTTACTTACATAATACATACAAGACTTTACTTTTTCCCAATTAGTTGTTTTAAGAAAGTTACATGTAGAAGGATTGAAATTGCCTGTTTCAGTGTCTGTGTCTTTGTAATTCTTCTTCCAGCCTCTAAATGGTAAGGCTTTTTCATCTGGACAAATGATGAATGTTGTTTTAGGGTCTATATTTCTCAAAGAATAAGTCTTACCCGTACCGCTGTATCCTGTTACTAAAATTTTATTTGCCATATTATTATTTTTGTTTTTGATTAGCTTCTTCATTCTCAGCTGATGCTAACAACTCAGACACAATACTTCTACCTAAAAGAAAAGAAATTTCTCTTGTAGAAAAGTTTTTTTCAATAGACTCAACTATTAAACTAAGGTTCATTTTACCGGATTTCTGAATATTAGTCAAATCTTCAAAGAAAGCGTCATTGCTTCCGCTAAATCCTTTTTTGTCAGGATTTAAACCACAGGCTACAAACTCATCTTCTTCGTCATGGTCGAATCCTCCTATTTTACCATCACTTAATATTCCTTCTTTTCGATTAAAGAAATCTTGTTTTTCACTCATAATTATTATTGTTTTAATTGTTAAATATACGACAAATCAATGTTTTATACATTAATATTATCTTGTTTTTTATTACTAAAATTTAGGAAATTTTCTTCTTACTGGTTCTTTTTCTATGTCAAAGTTTTTATTGAAATCAACAAGTAAGTCTAGTGCTATTTTCATTGAAACATCAGTATTATTTGATGGAATCTCTATCTTTTCTGAATAATTTGTATACTCAATCTCATTAATACCTATAGTCCAGGTGGCATAATTATCGTTAAAATAAACTCTACCTATTAATTTTTTATTTGTATCAAAAATATTAGTAAAGCCATCTGGTTTGTATACCTCTGGCCTAAGCTTGCATTTATCAGAAACTTCCTTTGCCACGCTTACAAAAGATTCAATAAAACTTGATATAGAATTAGATTCAACAGCTCCTTTATTGTAAAATAATTCTAAATCACTAGCAACATCACGTATTTTTTCCTCTAAATAATCTACATCCCAGGACTCATAATCAGAGGAAATTGGTAAAATGTCTCCCTTTGATAGTATATAATCAAATTCATTTAAAGTTAAATTCTCTGTTAGAAACAATCCACTTGCTTTGTAGAAGAAATCTTGTTTTTTCATTTCATTACTTATTAAATTTTTTATTAATTATTTTATAAATCTTCTTCCATTTAGGAAGCCCTGTTAAGCATTTATCATCTATATATAGATCAGCTGATATCTTGCGACAATCTGACCCATATCTTCTGATAATATCTGGGAAATTACAATTTATGTAATGATAAGGTATTTTATTGCGGTGCAACCAATTGATTGCGTCTGCTAACGCTATACCTTCTCTACACGTATTAATAACTATCCCATATCCATCTTTAGCTAGTTTATTAATAAACTTACCTGCATCTTTACGCTGCACCCCTGTTTCAGGGTAATTGCTCATACATATTGTATGGTCAAAATCTATTGATAATATTGCTTTAAAACTACTACTAGTGTATTCTAATTGACTACTCATTTCATACTAAATTTAATTATTTAATTTCTTTTAGCTCTGGTTTAAACTTTCTACCATCATGAAGTATAATTGTACCATCTTTATCTATATCCTTTACTGTCTTGTAAATTTCAGTAAAATCTATACCAATACTTTCACATATCATCTTTCTATAATAATGTCCAGCTCTTCCATTTAATTTGTACGCATTCACATTATACTAATTTTAATTGTTTAGCTTTTTCTACTAAATCTTCAATACTACCATTATTATCAATAACATGGTCAAAATCATAATCATCTAAAGCTGTTTCTGAAGGGTGTTCTTTACTCAATAAATGTTTTGGAATATGTATTCCTTTATCCATTAAAGCTGTTTCTTTGTCTCTATTAATCCTAATAACAATCCCTCCACGATCTTTAATAGCTTGAGCTTCATTAGGGAATCTACAGTCTGTTATTATCCATTTATCAGTATACCCTGGACTTACCAGTTGTTTAAAGTCAGCAAACAAAGCATTTATCCAAATATTAGGATGTATAATATCTCTGCCACAATCAGTGCCTAGAAGTTGTAAAAGTTTACGAGGTGTTAGTTTATTAATGTACATTTTTGCATTATTAAAAACTTT